GCCTAAGGATAGCCATTTTACATGCGCTGCTACTATACAAGCTATTATACTAAAAGCTGTTAATTTGCGACTAGAATAGCCTTTGTCACCCATTTTAAAACTATCTAATATATCCTTCATTTAAAATTCTTTTAATAGTGTATAGGTAAATTCTTTTAAACCACTTTCTTTGCATCTTTTAATTAAAAAATTAAAGTCAATAGGGTCATTCAATACTTGACACCCAGCACTCCATTTATCAATAATAGTTGATACAGCATTTGGATTTGCTCTATGTATATTGATACCAAATAAACCACTATCAGTAACCGCTGTTTCTTCAGCAAAAGTATTTTTATTTGCATCTCTATAAACAACAACTGGCTTTCTTTGGCATAGTGCTAAATATTTACCTTGATGTAGATCTAATTTATACGTGTTTAAATATTGATTTGGTTTTAATAACGCTGCTCCTTTTGGATTCAATAAATTTTTTAACCAATGAGTGCCAGGATTGGTTGTGCCTGAAAACCACACTAAATTATCTTTTTCAACTAAGCCGATTAAGTCATCAAACTTGTCAGGACTGTTAGCATCGGAACGAATCCCAACTATGTGAAACGGTAACCATTTATAATTTAGTTTAGCAAACTGAAATTTTAGATCATCAATTTTATAATTTTTCATATCAGTAAATAAATAATTAGCCCTTCGCTCAGTCATTAAAATTTAGCTTCAATTTTAGTTTCATTTGGTAATACAGCCGCTTGTTCTTTGTAAACTATTTTAGTTTTTTCTTTGCTTTTTTCATCGCAACAATCGGCTTTTATTTCTTCTATTTGATATTGCAAATGTTCAACTTCATAACGTTTCTCGGTATAAAGTTCTCTTATATCTGATTTGATTGCAAAGTACATCGACATTAAACCAGCTGCAAATGTTATTAATTTTATTTTATTTTCTAATGTTCCTAGTTCTTTCATAGTTATTCAAATGGGCTTGGTTTTGGTTCGTAAATAATTAACGGTAGTTGCTTAACCCACAAAAAGTCTTTGTTTACACAGTTAACCATTTCTTCTACTGAGATAATCCAATTATCATTCAAGTCTTGTATAGGGTTAAAATAGCTATCAGGTGCAAATTCTTGCAATAATAAACTATCCTTTTGCTCTATTGTCAATAGACCTACATATAAGTCCCATTGCTCTCTTTTTATATCTTTTAAAGTTATCATACTTGTCTACCTAAAGTTGTTTGAAATGTTTGATTTATTGATTTAAGAGTTGTTAATTCACTAGATGTTAAAGCATCCGAAATATAAGCAAAAGAAAATTGAGCATTGCTATAAGATGCTATTGTTCCACTTGAATTTACAACTAACAAAGGTATTTGAAAACTTGAATAAGCAATAGTTTGAGTAGTTGTATTTGTTTGAAATGCTCCTGTATTATCAATACTTGTCATTAAAGTGTTTGATATTCTACTATTAGCATTAAAACCTAATTCATTAGTTACTGTATGATTAGTTTGACCAGTTGCTGCACCCCTATTAAAATGCCTAATAGTAGTTCCTGCTAATGGTGCTATACGAAAAAAATTAGTACTTCCAACGGTAGTACCCATATATATACCCTGATTAGTAGTTGCAACTCTATTGTAAAAACCTATTGATGCAAATCCACTTGGAAAAATTATTGATGGATTTAAAAAAGTATTAGCCCATCCATTAGTTCCGTTACCTAAAATTCCATTACTTGAATGAGTTAAGCCACCACTAAATACTAATCTATAAGCGGCATCAGTATCTTGTGGATTAACAAGGTTAAACTTATGACTTGTTGCAGTACCACCAACTAAAGGATAAACGCATTTCATTTTAGTCCAAATGTTAGCACTTTTTAAATCAATTACTAACTGATTAGTTGCAGTCGCTTCTGTGCCACTTATTCCACTTGCAGTTATAAACGCTTGCGCATCGGCATCCGTTGGAACGCTTCCTTTTTTCCTTAAGTCGCAAACACTAATTGCGTTACCTATTATCATATTAGTATAATATTACTGAGCCACTTGTTAAAGTAATTGCGCTTAATTTAGTTCCGTAAGGTACTACATGTAATTCGCCAGCAACCAAACTAACAGCTGAAATTCCTAATGTAGTTAATAAATTAGAAGTTGCGCCAGTTGTTAAATCAGTACCTGTTAACGTACCTATTACAGTAGCTTCACGCACATAAATTTGTGAGAAATTTAATCCTGTATTTGCAGACGTTCCTGTGATTGTTTTTGAACCATTTAACCCGCCCATGCGGTTAATCATTGTATCGTTTATTTCTTGTGCCATTGTTTTATTTTGTTTTTAGTATAGTTATTAATTCATCTATTGTTTTGTAATTTATATCATTCACGCTTGTATTTGGATAGTCAAAATAGTAGGTATTATATTCTGCTAAGGTTAAATTCAAAGCAAGTTCGTCTAATTTTTGAACTTCAATTATTTTAGCGTTTTCAATATCTCGCCACGTTATCGTGTTATTTATTTTTATTAAATTTTCCATTAAAATTTTTGAATTATTAGTGAACTCATAACAGTGCTATTACCCACCGCTGCATTTTGAAAAGCTGCAATGATATATTGATTAACACCCCAATTAATATTTAAGTTACTATTTACAGAAGTTGAAACAGCAACACCGTCACCACTTACGGAAGTTGTAGCGTCAATAGTTTCACTAACAGTTGTTGACTTAATATACAAGTTGCGCTCCATTGCATAAAATCTAACTGCGCCACTTTGAGTTGCTACTAGCGTTGCACCTGTTAAGCTATTAGTTGTATTAATATAAAAATAATTAATACCAGTTCCTGTCGCCGTACTTCTAATTGCTCTATTTAATATCTTAACTACGTCACCAGTTGCAAATGTATTAGCTGGTATTAAAATAGACTTCATTAAAGTAGTAGCTATTGTACCAGTTAAAGCTGAACTATCCGTTATGTCTTTTGTTACATTTTGTAAATAGTTACTTTGCTTATTTTTCCATAATGAATCAGAACTATTATAAGTTAATACATCGTTGTTTTTTAAAGTAGTTGAATCTACATATACATTATGTAACTCATCTAATTCATAACCGTTACTTATTTTAGTGTATATCTTACCATTATTAGCATGTGCATATTCTACATATCCGATAATAACCATGTGACCTGTTAAGCCAGTGGGTTTAATATTAGTTATATTGCCAGCTGTTGTTGGACTTAGATATAATACATCTCCATCCGCCCACGTTTCACTTTGTAAAGAGCCTGTTGTATTTACTCCAATTATTTGACCTAATATAGTAATATCACCCTCTTGATTATTTGATATATTTTCCCTTACTAAACCTATTGTATCAGCACTATTATTATCATTGTTAGCTTGAGCAAAATCGACAGCTAATCTTTGACCTTGAGCCGTTGAAACCTTTACAGCTTTATATTGAGATGCTAACAAGTTAGTTCCTGTTTTATTTACTACCGTTGCAATAACTAAATCAGTTGATGTTGAAGCCCCACCTAAAAAAGATAAAGCACTAAGTTGAGTTGTACCGTCACCAATTTTATACGTGCCTGTTTGTTGCAAATAAACCATTTGACCAACTTTTAAAACAAGCGTTGCATTTGATGTAAACCATGTACTATCTTTATAACCTATCTGTATATCTACGTTTGCCATTAAACTATTGGGTCTATTACGGTTGCTGTATTGCTATTAATTGTATCTATTATTTGTTGTAAAACCTCAACGGTATAAGTACCCGAAGTTGTAAAAGTTTGTAATGTGTTACCGCTTTGGTCTTTAATCAATACTTCAAAATTACCAACTATTTGATTAATCGTACCACCTACATAAATATAATTATTATCTAAAATGTTACCACTATCAATTGGTAAATTACATCCATCGTTTCCAACTGCCGAACTAATTGTTAAGTCAAAAAAGTGACCGCTTACATCGTCATCGTTACGCTCAGTAAAATCAGTTAATGAAATGTTTGGGTCAAATCTAAAAGCCCCTAAATAACCACTGTTTCTAACTTTTCTAAGATAGTTAGGCACATCGTAACAAATACGCTCAGTATCACTAAGCACTTGATTAATATTGCTTATATCTTTATTAACCAAGTCACTAATCACAATCATGTACTTGCGACTAACTACATTGTCAGTAACACTACTACCTTGTAAAATAACATTCATAAAAGGGTAAACAATTTCTACATTCGTGTCCGCTTCAGATTCGTCACCAAAGTAAAAAGAGTTTATGCCTTTGTGTTTTAACGCAAAGTTTTTAAATAATTCTATATCTTGATTTAAAGTAATCATTTAGTCTTTATCTCTACGCCAGTAATTAAAACGGTTAAACTCTTCAAATCCAAAATCTAAGTCACCACGCATTGCCACACCGTTCGTATAATTGCGTACCGTTGGATTCATTCCTGTGTTACTTGTTTCTAAATATTTTGGGAACGTTGCAGTATTTTCAATTAAATAATCAGTCACTAATTGAGCGTATCTTTCAGCATGTATTCTCCATTTATCCATTAAAAACTTAACGTCACCCATATCCGCTGAACTAGAATTGTCGCTGCTCTTTACTTGTATGCCTTTATTTTGGTAAGCAAATTTAAAGTCAGGTGACGCTTCCATTTTTACATACCAACAAAGAGCCTTTGCAATATAATCGTTAATTAGTGCTTTCTCATTTGGGTAACTTGACAAAGTAGGATTAGCAATTATTTTAGTCTTCAAATCGTTATATAATTGAGTACCTAATATTTTTTGAATATAAATATCCTGTACCATTATGATAGTACTTTCTAATTTTTTCCAATCTACGTTACCGTCAACTCCAGCGAGTTTTTTAAAGTAGTCTTCCTGTATGAATAAAACATCTGCCATTGTTTATTTTTTTTCTTTTTTTCTTAAGCGAGTTTCAGCGTACCATGAATGGTTGCAAGTGCTATCTATATAACCGCCTTTGTTAGTAAAGCCACCTCGGTAGTCCCATGCTGAATCTCCAAAGTCATTTTTCCAACCGTCAATAGTTTCAAAATCCCAACCCATTTTTTTACCCATTTGCAATTTAAAAGTATCTTTACAAAAGTCATGTGACGTGCTTAATAAAACATCGCTTATTCTATTTTTGTTTGTTGCATAACTTACACCCTCATTTAAACCATATGTATAAAGCGTATAAATTTCATCACTCTCTATTGGCTCAGTTGGTTTATTGATTGCTTTTTCAGTTGGCTTAAAACCATTTTTATTATCTTCTAATAAACCCTTTTCAATTAACCTAGCTATACTTTGTTCAACTTTAAAAAATTCGCTTTGAGTAATATCTACTAATTCATTAATAGACATGCTAGGATTGCCTTTTAAAGCATTTAAAACAGCGTTATCTAGTTCTTGTACGGTTATGATTAAAGCATCGGCAAACTTCATTATTTGACGTTCGTACTTTAACGCTTCATTTGAACTTTTTACTCTTTCTCTTTTAATTACTGTATATGTACTAGGGTCTTCTACTATTCCGTTTTTTTCTAAGTGTGCTAAAAATTTATCTCCTTTATCACTACTCATTTTAACCTCAATCCCTAATATTTTTTTAGCTTGATTTTCATCAATGCCATAAGCTGTTAATCTAGTTACTGCTAAATGTTCGTTTATTTTTCCCTTTGTGTAATCTCTAACAATACGATACATATCGGCATTATCAGCAGCACTAAGTCCTTTTAAGCTATCATTTGTTTGAGTAGCTACAATAGGCAAAGGCTCACCGTTTATATCGGTAGGAATGGCTGTTAAAGGCTCATATCCTTTTAATTTTCTACGTTCATCTTGTGTTAAATCAGTATCATTTGATAAGTCAGCACCAATTAAACTAATAGGTTCAAACATCATTTCTAAATATTCACCAGTTTTTAAGAATGATAAATAGGATAAGAATTCTAATAAATCAGTTTGACGTGGCTCGATATAACCTTTTACAAAAAGTTCCTGTAAAATTAATAAATCGGGTGAACCACTTAAAAAAGATTCATCAAATTTTATATTAAATAATTCGGGTGCCATTTCGTGACCTGCAAATATTTTTTTCATTGCACGCTTTGAAGTAAACGCAAATTTCTCAGATAAATCATTTACAGAAACGTCAACTACTTCGGGTGCTTTGTCATCACGGTCCGAATGTGTAATCATTAAACTTTCGCCATTCTCGCCTGTGTAAGTGCCTTTGAATGAACGCTCAATTGAATGTATCATGTCATCGGTAGGTTGTCCATTAAAAAAGTTTATTATTTTTCCAACCGAAAAACCGCTGCTAACATAATTCTTATTGAATGTACTAATGTCCACATCGGTATTAATATCATTTACTATACTTTGATATTGTGCAATAGGATAAACACTTTCTAACTTTGAAGCACTTGCTGTGTAATACTTAAAGTCAATAAAGAATGTGCCGGCTGTTCCGTTATTCTCAAATTTATTTATGCATTTAATATCTTTACTTTGTGTGTTTTTATTCCAATTTTTACAAAAGTATAATTTAGTTTCGCACTCAGATATTCTACAATTAGCAGAATTTAAAAAATACATTTCAATCGGTTGACCTTGTAAGTTAGTTATAACTTCTACATAAACACCGTTAAATAATTCAGTATTTAAACTAACTTTTTTACCAGCTTGATTTAAAGTTTCTTTGCGATTAAAATTATCAATAAACGTGTCTACTTTAATTTGGTCAACTTCATTAACCGCCTTCAATCCTTTGCCCCAAATATACCTAGCTTTACGATTAACAATAGCCCTATGTTCAGGATGCTCGTTAAATAAACGTACCAATTCTTGAGGGTACATGTTATCCTTACCGTATTTGATATACCCCTTTGTGTCTTCGCTAAACGTTAATTTAGGCAATGCCTTAAACGTTAACATGTGCTTATTATCTATGTATTGAAATTTAGCCGCCATATACTATTGTATTGTTTTGATTGCCTGTATAAACTGGGTACTCGCTTAATTGTGATGCAACGTTTAATTTTCCTTTATCAATTAAATTTAATGCTAACAACGGATTTAAGTTAGTTGTACTTGCTTGCTCGTAAACATTGTATTTATAAAAACCGCTTAACTCTAAACTGAAAGTACCATTTAATAAATCTTCCGTTGTATTTTCAATAAATTCAAATTCGTTATACCTTAATTTATTTTCGCTTATATCTTCAGCAATAAAGCATTTAACTGCATTGCTCATATCATTTATAACCTCGAATAAATAAACAGCATTCGTTAAAGTAGTCTTTTCGCTTAACGTTAAAATGACTGTATTCGTTGTATTTTTATTTATTAATATCACTATTATAATATAGTAAAAAAATAAACTTTTACAAAATAAAAAAAAAGCAACCTTACAGGGCTGCCTTTTAATATTGATGTAATTAATTTATTAAACAGTTAATAAACCAGCTAAAATAGTTGGGTCAACTTTAACAGCTGAAACGCTTGAACGTCCTTTTACTGTTAATGTACTACCAATGAAATCACCCATTGCAGTACCTGACTCGAATTTAGAATCAATAGCATTTGAGCCATAAGTTCTACCTAACATCCAAGCGTCACCGTTTTGCATAACTGCAATAATCACTACTTTGTTAGATAAAATCAATTCCAATTCTTGTTGATCTAAAGTATTTAAACCATGCATTTTGATTGAGCATTCCCAATCGTAAGCCTTACTACCCGAAGCAGTTGTACCAGCTCCTGTATAAGACCACATCCCTTGCTCAATTTCTTGTGCGATAGTTTTCCATGCAACTGTTTTTGTAATAGCAGTTACAACGTTTGCTGTTAACGTAGACGTTAAAACGTTAGCGAATGGAGTAATATACCATGAAGCAACGCCCGCTGTTGTTAAGCAGTCTTTTAGTGTATAATTTTGTGTTAGTGGACAAGTCATTGTTTTATAATTTTATAATGTTAAAAATAAGAGGGAGTAAATTAATACTCCCTCAATTTATTTATTATGCTGCGTAAACGTAAAGAGTATTAAATCTTTGGTTAGTTACGTGAGCAAAGATTGTAAACACTACATCGTAAAAATAGTCTTTACGTGGTTGAGGAAACTTATCAATAACTACCATGTTAAGGTCTTCTAGCAAATCCGTACACCATTTAATATTGGATGGTAGCGACACAAAAAGAACGTTCTCAGCAACTGGTACAAATTTAATTTCTACACCTAAATAGTAATATTTATCAGCTACCATGTCAACGCTAAACACATCTCTATAAGTTGCATTAACGTTAGCGATATTGATAAATTGTTTGTGTGAACGTGGAGCGTAGATAAAAGGTTTTTCGTCAGCAGCTGATAAAGTTTCAGGTACAATAGCAGCGTAAACTAAAGCGTATTGAGCAGCGATAGTAGAAGCAGAGATTGCAGCTGTTCCAACAACTTTAATACGTCCACCAACTGCTGTATTGTTATAGATAGCACGTGTAATAACTGAATCAAATAATGTAGTTGGCATTGCAGCTACTAATAATTTTTCTAAAGCACCAACTTGGTTGTTAGCAGTTCCAGCAGTTAAAGCAGCAACAGCCGTTTTAGTAGCACTTGTTGCACCGTTCCAAAACTTAGTTTCAGCGTCAGCAGAAATAGATTTTGCAACACCGTTTAAAATCATTTTTGCAAATTCGTCAGATACATCATTCCATGCGCCTGGCTTCATATCACGGTTAAAACGTGAAGTTCTTAAATCATTTGGAGTAAATGAATCTAAATACTCAACCTTTACAGGAGTGATTAATACATCGTTAATACCGATAGTTCCTGATGCTGATGGGTTTACTGCCCAACTCTGCATGCTTACCGAATTGACGTTCTCAGAAAATATAGTACCAGCTTTGATACCAGTTTCAAAAGATACTAAACCTTCAGAGATTGTTTTGTTTTCGAAAATTATTTCCGAGATGATAGGGTCAGCGGCTATTCCGTTGATGCTTACCAATTGTGAATAAGATATTGCCATTGTTTTTGTTTTTTGTTTTTTAGTTTATAATTTATTATTTTTTAACCTACGAACTTATTTTGTTTTCTCAATTTGAATAATTCCAAAGGAGTTAAGTCGTTATAGTTTTTTTCTTTTTTAGTGTTTGCCTCTAAATTCAACGCTACTGAATTTTTATCCATTGCATCAATAGCACTTAAAGCTACTTGTAAACCTTTTTTAGTTTCTGATAATTCAGCTTCTAAATTTTGCTTTACGTTAAAACTTTTTTCTAATGCTTCTAAGCGGCTTAAGATAGCTTTCATTTCTGATTCAACAGGCTCAATAGGCTCAGGTTGTACATCCATTTCTTTTGCCATGATTTCAGTAATAACACCAGCTACACAAATAACTTTTGAGCCGTCTGCTAATTCAAATTCACCTTCTGCAGGAACAGCCACACCGTCCGCACCTGTGAATGTAGCATTTGCGCCTACTTCCATTTTGTCAACTGATAACATAGTTCCGTCAATTAATGCAACGTCTTCTAATTTTACCACTTGAGTTGCTGGCAAATCAATACCTAATTTTAACAAGGCAGATTTTAAAGCATCTTTTGTTTCTTTTGATAACATATAATTTAATTTTAATTTTTGTTTCTTAATATAATATAGTAAAATATTTGCTTTTTACAAAATATTTTTTATGATAGCTTCTATCTCGGTTTCGCTTAATTCTATCTCCTGTTCTAAATCAAAGAAGCCTTCTAAACTAATGCCGTTTACTTTGCCACTTTTTACTTCGTTCCAAATTAGATCGTTATTAATTTTCATGCTACAAAAAATAGTACCATCGGGTAAATCAAAACCTTTTGGCTGTAATATACCTCTACTTGCATCACTGATAAATACTTCAAACACAAATACCCCTTTACTTAAATCGCTTGTATCATGTGTTAGCTTTACTTTACGTTGGTTACCGTCAAGCATGTACTTTTGTAGTATCTTCATGTTAACGTCTTTTTTATAAACCACATAAAATTCCTTACCGTCTATTTGTCGGTATATTGGTAAATCTGCTACTATAACGGGCGCAGTAATTATACGCTGTTCTTCCTGTAAAGTAAATTTAAACTCGTAAGGTTTATGTTCGTTGAATGCTAAAAAAGATTGCATCATGGCTGGGTCAGATACTATTGCAATGTTCTGAATCCCTTGCTCTTTTAATTCTAAGCCGCTTAAGTCTTCGTTAATTGTAGCGTAAAAAATTGGTAATTTATTTTCCATTTGTTTTGTTTTTTAAAATGTTGATTGTTGTTCTAATACTTCTACTCTATTTGATTTACTTGTTATTTCGTCAACTCCTACGCTTGCCTTTACATTTATTGTTGGCATTGTACTACCTTGAAAGTTTAGATTTTTTCCTGTTTCATCAAACGAAGTATTTTTGTTTGTGTTATTTTCAGGAGTTGCTATTGTTGGAGGTGGTGGAATTGCGGGTACACTTGGAGCACTACCACCGCCGCCGCCACTTGAAGCACTGCCACCGTCAAATTTAGTAGATGCAATCTTTGCCATATTGGTTACGGTTGCTATTGCTGAACTAGCTAATAATACCGCAGTCATAACACCAAAGTCAGCCTTTGGAGTTGTAGCAATAATATTAGATATTGCCATTGCACCGTCCATTGCAACCTTCGCTAAGTTAAAAGCCTTTTGAACATTAAACTGTTTTTTAGCTAACTCTAATTCCTCTTTACTACCTTTCTCCGCTTTGTTCTTTTTAAACATAAAGAACATATCAGTTAATTGTTGCGTGGATTCTAAACCTATCTGTGCAATTTTAAAAGCATCCTCACGCTTTTTGTTTTCAGCATCTTGGTTTAATTTATCTACATCTGCTAAATATTTTTCATTAATTAATTTTTTTTCGCTTGCAGTTAAATTTTCGTTTTGTAATTCAATTTGTTTTTTAACTTCTAACTGTTTAATTAAGTCGTTTAATTCATTACCTTTTTCCATTACATCCAATTCAGCCTTTGCTGTATTTTCTGCGTTGGTTTCTGCTAATATTTTAGCATCTAATGCTTTTTTATCTGCTGCCGCTTTTTCATCCGCTGCCTTTTGTTTATCAAGTTTAGTTTGATAAATAGCAGCCATCTCAGTTTGAAATGTTTTCTCAGATGCCTTTAATGCTTCCTGTTTTAAAGTCTCATCCTCTATTGTTTTATTTATTTCAATATTACGTCTTTCAGCATTAAGATAAGATTGTGCAACCGCTCTTTTTTCCTCATCTTTTATTGATTGAATATTAGCATCTTGTATTTGCCTCATTGTGGCAATTTCAGCTTCTAATTTAGCCTTTGCTTTTTCCGCTGCTTCCTTTGCTCTATCACTTGCTGCCTTTGCATTATCTTCGTCAATTTTATTAATTGATAATTGTAAACCCGCCCTATCATTTTTTAATTTATCATTTACTGCCTTTGCTTCTGCAATAGCTTTGTCACCTTCACTTGCAACCTCTTCGGGGTCAAATACTAAATTTGCTAAGCCACCTGAAAATTTTTCTAACAAGTTAAAGTTTTGTCCCATTGCACTACCTATCGTGTCAATACCTTTTAATAGCATTGTTATAGGATAGGTAACAAATTCAATAATACCTTGTAATATATCTCTATTTCTTTTTGATGCTTCTACTTGCGCCTTCTTTGTATTCTCAGCTTGTTGGATAGCAACCTCTGAAGCCATGATAGCTTCGTCTGTTTGCTTTAACTTTATTTGTAGTATTTCTTTCTCGCTCTTACCTTGTAACTTTAATATATTCTCTTGCGCACTAATTGCACTTAGTTTATCTTGTTGAGTTTGTAAGTTAGCCGCACTATCCTCATTTAACTTTTTTTGTTCAGCACTAACACCACTAACAGCCCCTTTGATGTCATCCCAATAAGCTACAATAACACCTAATGCAACAACTAAAGCACCAATACCAGTTGCAAGTAAAGCACCTTTAACACCTGACAAAGCAGTCTTAGCACCTTGCCCAAACATCATAAAGCCTTGTTTGGCTTGCATTAAACCGTCTTTAACTTTACCGAAATCTAATTCTAATAAACCGTCTTTTATGTTTGTAAGGCTACCGCTAAGCATTTGGAAACCTTCCGCTGACTTAGTCGCTGCACCGCCTTCTAATGACTGATTAACTAATTCAATACGTTTATTTAAACCAGCGGCTTCGTTTGCTAAATCTCTAAACTCTTTAGTATTTTGTTTACCTTGACCTGCAAGCATAAACAATTCGTCTTCTAAAACTTCAAATTGCTTTCTTAAGTCGCCAGTTTCTTTTGCGGCTTCCTTCTCGGCATTCGCTAAATCCTCACTTGCCTTTGCAGCTTGTTTTTCAGTTTGGGTTACTTCTTTTAATTTTTCATTTAATAACTCAATATTTTCAATGGCATTCTTATACTGCTCACTTCCTAAGTCTGCTGTTTCGGCTTCTGCTTGCATGGCACTAATAGCACCCTTTAAATCTTTAACCGATTTAATTGTTTGTTCTACTCCATCGATTTTTAAGCCGAATGCTATTTCTTGTTTAGCCATTTTGTAAATCTTTTATTAAGTCCTTGTTACCTGTTGCTGCTACGTTAATACATAATTGTATGCAAAGTAAACCGTCAAGTATTATTTGACTAGGTTCGTTCCACATCATTGATTCCCATTTTTCTATCTTATCTATCATATTAATTATATACTCTAATTTCTATTGTTGTTTTATTTAAAGCATTATTTAAAAAAGGAATAAACGGACTACTTGACGTTATATCTCTACAAACTATTTGTAAAGTATTTACTCCTGTTTGATAAATATTATTTGTACCTAGCCTTGAGTTTGGTATTAATGCAAAAGTTTTATCATTAAATAAACCATCGGTTACTACTTCATAATTACCTACACTTATATAATTAAATGTAACTTCGCCTAATGTATTTTCTAAAACAATAGCAGTTGGCGCACCCGTTCCCGTTTGAGTTATTAATGCCACATAACTTTTATAATTCAATAATAAACCTGTGCTATTTTCGTCCGCTGTTATGTTACTACCAAACACAATTAAGTTACTGCAGCTTTCAGGAATAACAATATTCTCGCCTATTGCTAAACAGTTAGTCCCTCTATTTTGTATATTAGTTCCAACGTTTAAAGAACTGTTTAAGCGTGATGTATAAACTTCATTGCCAGCGTTTACAGTTGTATCACTAATTAAGAAACTAGCGGGCGTAAATACTTCGGTATCTAATAACTTAATTAATTCTACTTTTGTTGAGGTTTGCTCTAATGGAGTGTAATTCTCAATCTTATTAACTATGTAGTAACTACCGTCAATAAATAAACGGTTACGGAATGAGAATTCATTTATATCTTTTGGAGTTAACCATAAATACTTAGTGACAAACTTAGCGTCTTTATCAATTAAGTTAACCAAATATTGTTTATGGTATTTATTGTATAAAGTATTATTTGTAAAGTAGGCATTTACATAGCTATAATAAAATTCTTTTGCTGGTCCGAACATTAACGATACAGTCGGATTGAGTGCATCGTCCTCCATACCAGCGTGTAAATATTCATTTGTTACTAAATCAGTTTGACCTTGTTGTTTATACGTATAAGCGTTTGGGCTTGTTTTAACGTCACAATAAAGTAAACGAATGTTAGCAGCAATAGTCTTTTTAGTTGTACCGTCTAATGTGTAAATCTTTGGTTGTGCTATTCCTAAACCATAGTTCGCCGCTAATGGAGTGCCTGAAAAAATTAACTCTGTTTTTTTATCTGACTTAATGAAATCATTTTCAACGTCTATTTGTTCAGTCCCGAATACTTCATTGTGTGTTTTAAGATATAAATCATTGTAGTAATCTTTGTCCTCTTTGTAGGTATAGATATAACGTTTGCCTTCTAATAAATTTGGGTTAATAGTTTGCTCTTTGCCTAAATCAGTTCTATTCTCATAGTCAACAATATCAGTCGTATTATAAAATTCATCAAACGGCTCAATCAATAAATCATTTTCATTGTCAGGATTTACATCGACAAATAAATTAAAGGCTTTTAAAATTGATGTTAAGAACTCCTTTTGTTTTATTTTAGTTGGTAATGAGTAGTTGGCTTCTAATAGGTTACCTTCAATAACTTCTTTTCTGCTAACTAAGCCATAAAAAGAACAACCATTTATTCCGCTTAATGCTTCAATCGTAAAAGTTGGATTTCCTACTGGAGTTATTATTATGCCAGCTGAATTATAATATTTTTCAGTACCAGCTGCTATTATATTTAATACCCTTGCTCTAGTATAAATAACATCACCAGCACTTAAAAATATTTCGCCTGTCGCAACCTCATTAATAGGAGTTGTAACAAATGTATTAATTGGTAAAAATCCAATACCACCAAGTCCAGCAAAAGTAGCATTATTAACTGCTATACTACTTAATGGAGTTTGCCTTGTAATGTCATTATAAATACCAGCGCTTGTACTAAGTGACATTTTAGCTACATTCGTATCAGGATGCGTAAATTTAATTCTATAAAGTACTTTTGAAACTACATTATAATAACCACTTTCGCTAATTGTTACTAAGCCAGTTGTAGTATTGTTTTGAGTTCCGTCATCAAAGAATGGCGCAGTTTCATTATCATGTACTAAAGTAGTAACAGCACCACTTATTCCTATCTGAGTAACATTACTTGTTAAGCCTACATAAAATTGTTGTAAAGCCAATTGCTCTTCGGTTAAAGCTACCTTAGTTATATTACTATAACAATATAAATGCTTAAAAAAAGAACTCTCAAAAAAAGTACTTGTAAATGTTCGCCCTGTTCCTTCAATAATTTTCTTTACATATTCGTAAATTGAAAAAGAAGGTAAAAAGTCTTTAACATTCCAAACAGTATCACTACCGCCATTCGTACCTCTATCAATAAACGGATATACATACCCTTTGCCTGTGCCTACATTTAAACGTGATGCAATTTGATTAACCCTTGTATAATCATGGTCATAATCACTAAAATCTAAATCATCGGAACTTGTTAATATACTTTGATTAGTCCAAACAGTTGGAGTTGTTCCTATTGCTATAAAAACGCACCCTGTTGTATTAATTGTTCCACTAACTACATTTGCTACGCTAGTAAAATTATCACCCGTTACAAACGTTTTAATAGTGTATTTTCTGCCTATAATTAATAAGCCTTTATTTTGTTCTACTATTTGATTACCTGTGATATATTTTTCTCCTATATCAACAAACAAACTACCGCCCGCACCAATGATTGAGCATTCATATACTATCGAGTTGTCAGGGTTAATATTTACTTTAATTAACTGTAAGTCCCCCGCAAAGTTTTCTAAACCGTCAACTAAATATTTAACTGGCGTTTTTAAATTCTTATTGAAGTATTGAGTAACAACGTTAACCTCAAATAGGTTTTCAAATAATTTATTGACTTCATTCGTGCCTAATAAATTAATTGTTTTACTAAATGAAGCCTTGCGTTGTTCGGGGTTTCTTACATCTGCTAAGTTAAAGTTTATGCTAACAGGAATATTAACTCCAAATGGAAAACTTAAAAATCCATTCGTTCCGTTTGCACCGTCTATGTATAGTTCAGTCCTTACCATATTAAATACCTCTTTGTCTAGTTTCTACCACTCCTGTATTCACAACAACGTTGTATTGGAATAGTGATTCGTTTTCGCTCTTAATTTCTTCGTAACCGTTGTTTGTAATTGTAACGGCTAATAAATCAGTACCGTTATGTAACCACACTTGAGGACTGCTCCATAAATCATTTAACTGCCTACTTTGAGTTTCAGTAATCCAGTCGGTATTTAATAATATAGTTGATTCAATAGCAGTGCTAACAATATGGTCTTCCCTATCCCAAGTATTAGAGCCGTATTCTCCAGTTGTTGTATTTAATCGGTCAGGATTTAAAGTAACCTTATTTGTCTTTTTAGTGTAATTGTATTTTGATATTTTATCGAAGTGAAAGAATAGTATGTTACCGTCCCTATCCAAATAATATAAAATGTTATCAGTATATTTTGTGCAAATGTCTTTAATCACAATAGTATATCGGTAAACAAATGTACTTGCATCTTTAAAGTTTACTCTTATTGTATCACCTACTTGAGCCGCTACGGTTGTAAACATTGCGCTGTTTAATCTAACAACGTACATTTCGTATGTTAAAGTCTGAGCGGGTATTGATGCTACTGTTATTGTATCAATAGTTTCTAATACTCCTGTTCCTTCATTTGGTCGCCTTAATTCAATAACTAAATTATCAATCACACTTGTATTAATAAAGTGCAAATACATATCTCTATCTAAAGTTAATCTATTGTCAGGAGTGATTGTCGTTGCTGTTTTAGATAAAAAATATTTACCCGTTGTTTGCCCGAATAAATAGTCTTCAAAATTATAGTTTCTAAAAAGTGAATCCGTTAAACAAGCATCAAAAGCTATGTATGTAGTTGTTACAACGTCGTCAAAAGCACCATCGTAATATTCGCTAATTTCAACGGTAACCTCAAATGATTTATTAGTAGCCAATTCAATCGGACTTGTTAAATCTAATTCAGGGTTAAAGTAATGATCAATGAAATTTTGCACCCACTCTTTAACGTCAACAACTAGCCATGCATCTAATCTAGGTAAATATTCCTTTACGTTTGCCACACCGTTAACAGTAACGGTAACAACGTATTTAAAACCAGGTTCAAGTATCTTTGTTGACGTTGCTGTAAATATTTGATTATTATAAGCTGGTGTTAATTCCTGTGGAGTTTTATATAAAGTTAATGCCATTTTATTTTGTTGCTTGTTGAATGTCTACTATTATTTCTGTTTGCATTATTTCTGCTAAGTCCTGTTCTAATTTTTGAATACGACCATCGTTTTTAATTTCGTCAAAAAAATATGTAGGCTCTAATTTATTACTCTTTAATTTTCGTGCTATCAAAAATGCAGCGGCTTTCTTTGCCCTATCAAACGGCATCTTTTTTAACGTCTTTAATTTACCTTTACGCTCAGATTTACTTTGTTTTTCTTTACGTTTTTCTAAATCACTAATTCTAATTTTTTCAGCTACTCCCCTTGTTGAACTCCAATCTTGTAATTTACTTTGCCCTTCAGAACTTACACTAGCAGCTTTACGTCCTTTGTCAACTACTTCCCAATAGTCATTCATTACTAACTTAATAGTTATTCCGCCACCTTCATAAACTGCTGGTATTGGTTTTATACTAGCTTGTAACCTACTTTGAACATCTTTAATACTTTTATCTTTAAACTTAGATTTAGCTAATGTTTTAACAGCACGCTCATGTAACTTAGTTTTTAAAGACAAGCGAGTATCGTCATTCAACTTCCTGTTAAATTCGTTTAATACTTCAATTATCTTTTTATCTATTGCCATTTAATGCGATTTCAAATTTGCCTTTATCTTTTAAGTAGGCTAATTTATTATAATATCTAATTACGCTCCATTCAAATATCTGGTCTTCATTTAGGTTAGTATCTTTAACAACTAGACCGACACTGTATTCCCATCCCCACCTTTCAAAAAAGTCTGAAACTCTAAGTCTTCCATCATCTCCTTTTGTATCTCCTGTATTGTTGCTGTTGCTTTCACTAAAGAGTCCGCTAAAACTTTTGTGTAACCTTTCAAAGTTTTTGAATAAAAAAAAACAGCCCCGAGTGATTCGCTTAGTTTTGATTGCCTAAATAAATCTACATTTCGTTGATGGTTATTTGAATTATACACCCATTTACCGTTTTCATATTCCTGGTGACAAACAGCCATAAGTTCCGGCAAACAATTAATATAGTTGTTGTCTGAGTTTTTAACCATTTCCTTCCAGTCCTTCTCCTGTGCTATATTGTATTCGTGAATATCTTTAATGTACCTAAACTTAATACCGCCTAGTTTTACCTCTTTTGGAGTTTCAATCTGAGTAATAGGCTGTGTTAAAAAAACAGCATCCATTAAGGTATTATAGACTAATGTAGCGTTTAAACTTTCAATATAGTCTACTGACTTACCACTCAAAATAGATAGCCTTAAAACAGCCCTATCTAGTTTATCTAATGAAGTATTTGTTTTCAATTCCTCTAATTTTTGGAATTGGTCAACTGTTAAGTCTTCGTATCGTTTAGGTATTTTCATTGTATTAATATAGTAATTTATTTGAGTTTTACATTTATTGAATAAAGAATGTTTGAGTATTTAATGTAAACCACATACGCATTAGTAGCATATCTCTATAATCTGGTGAACGTCCGATAAGTTCCTTTACTTTATCTTTTCCTATAATTCCCTTCTTACCATCTACGTCCATATTCTTTTGTTTTAACTGTTCTAACTCTTCTATAATATCTTCTTGCTCCTTAGTATCTTTACTTTCAATATAAATGCCATTAGTATTAATCTTTTCAGCTAACATAAAAGCACATTGGGCTTGTAAGTTTTCGTAGTTTTGCCCTTTTAAAGCTCTGCTATTATTAACAAATCCCTTGCATCTTAGCATGTCTACTAACCCACCACCAACGCCATCTTCATCGCAAATTATCTTACTCGTTGGTATATTGTGTTCTTTTCGTAAAGCATCTATAAAATTATAAGATTCAGTTATTAATTTTTTATTAAATGAGTATATTTTAACTCTCCACCCATTCCATAAACCTACCACTATTTTATCAGAGCCTAACCTAGCAACGTCACAAGTAATGTACTTGTCGCCACTCAAAGAAGGAAAATCATTTGTAAATAGATTAACTATACTTTCGTACTCACACAACACTGTTGGGTCATCATCATATTCCCAGTTACCATAAAGTAACCTTTGTTTTTCATTAGCATTTAAAGTTCTATCTAAATTCTCTAAATACTCTTTGGTTAACATTTTATTATCAGTTGGTAATGCTTGTATAAATCGTTTCCAACTTTCTAAATTACCCTCTTTATTCTTTTTATAGTAATCTTTGTATAAATAGTTTTTAGATGGGTTACAGGTTTGTAGTAACTTTGGAGCTAAGTTATAAGTGTCGTTTTTCCAGCGTCCAATAGATGCCATTAAATTGTTTTTAGCTGCTTCTGGAAATTCTCCAGCTTCTTCTATCCAACCCCTTGTCATTTGCATAGAACCTAATCTATAAAATAATGGGTCTGATGGCATATATTTAGCCTCTAATAAATAAACCTTTGATTTGTTATATAATGTAAATACACTATCTTGAGCATTGAAATTATAATACTGATTACTTATACCCCATATTCCAAACACCTCATGTATTGATGGTATTGTAAACTTTCTTAAATCGTTTAACTTTTTACGAGCTATAAAGAAACTTGTTTCGGGATACATAAAAGCATCGCCGAATATTAAAGAACATCCAGTAAAAGATTTGGCAGAACCTTTTGAACCTCCATAAGCTATATCTGTTACTTGCGGATTAATCCATTGCCTTGCACATTCTTTTTGTTTTTCGTTTCCTTTCGTGTCAAATGTTAATTTCAAATTTACTTTACTTCCATTCCAGTTATAGGTAGTATTGATACTGTTGTGTTTGTTTCTTGTTTTTCAGTCAGTCCATTTAAACGTTGTGTAATGCTTGGATTGTATTGCCCTACCATACCGCCTTCTATTTGGTCACGTCTTATAACTTCCCTTATGTGCGAACAGATAGTAATATAATCGTTATATCTTTTATCAGGATTATCAAAATATTGCTTAACACATCCTATTTTATCATAACAATAAACTCTAAAACCTTCTATTGTTAAAGGGCGCTCCAATAACTCATAATCACTTGTACCGTCTTTACCGACAAATACGTGTTTTTTACGTGGGTTTGTTTTGCACTCGTTTTTATAGTCCTCAAATAATTGTGCCATTACTTCAGGCGTTTCAATATATTTATGTTTTGCCATCATTCCAAAAGTTTATGTGTTCGTATTCGTCCTGCATTTTAATTCATTATATAAATAAAAGTTTTCTTTAATATTGCCGAGTTAAAGTAATTAATCCTGAACGGTTGGTGGGGCAATGGCTTCATTAATATGTTTACCTTCATAAGTAATAGATATCATTAAAATATTATTAGTATAAAGTATCTGCCTTTCAATCGGTTTATACTTTTTAACATTTAGTTTTAAGTTCTTTTCGCATTCCTTACCAACTCGTAAGCGTTCCTTTGGATTCGGCTCGGTTTCGTAATCGAATGTATATTTAGCTTTGAATGGCATTATTTCTTTGATTTAGGTTTGTCTTCAATCGGTTTATTAATGTACGCTAATATTACGCTAAACGCATCTTTGTAAATGTTTACACATGTTGAACATTCGACAAGCGTTTCAAGCGTTGCATCAATGCCATGATAAGCTGCTAATATTTCTTTAACATTATCATTTGAACTGTCGGGGCGGATTAAATCATGCGCTACTGCATAAATAAAATCCCTTTGTTTTAATAGTATATCTCTCATTTTAATTTATTTTTTATTTCGTTTTTAAATTTATTGTTTTCGTATATTAGTTTACGTTCCTTTATTCCCATTTCATTTGCAATCTCCCTGGTTGAAGTAACAACCGATTTGAATAGTACTTCAGCTTTAAATGGCTGCTCTCTAACTAATTTAACAACTTTCTCAAACTTCATATCAATTTCAAAGTTATAACATTCCTCGATTAAATCAAAATTAATTTCAAAATCATTGTGACGCTCTACTAAAGGGTTCTTTGTGTTAACTAATTTATTAGCTCGATGCCTATCTGAGTTGATGCCTTTGATAACATTTGAACAATAAGATATGAACTGACCCCTATTTACTTTGTCGATTAAAAACTCTTCAGGTTTCTCGCAAAGGTATAGTAGGAATTCTTGAAATAAATCGTTTTTAATATCTCGGTAATTACATAGCTTAGTACTTAAGCCGTTAAGCATCTTACTATTAGCTGCAATTACTATGAGTTGGTCTTTATTGATTTGTCAAATATAGTAAATTCTTTTCCTTCAATCAAATCAAAAATAAAATCATGTAAATAATTTTCCATGTCGTCAACTGCTTTTAAACTTTCAGAGTCTAAATTGCTGTTAATTGTTTTAACAAATGACTCAGACGCTCTGATTAAATCGTTAAACTTCTGTTTTTCTAAATGTTTAAACATACCTAAAAATCTAGTATATTGTTCATTATTAGTTCGTGCTAAGGCGCAAAATACGATTAATGCTCTTTGTGTTTGCTCTATGTTTGTCATGTTAAAATGGGTTATTTTCGTTATTAATTGTTATATCATTTAAAAAATTAGTATTATTTTCTATTGGTTTTGGTTGAGTTGTAAATAACCAATTATCATAGTTTGGGTTTCCTTTATAGTAACGACCATTTGATTTATCCCAGCTTAGTTGAACGCATCCTGTTTGTCCCCAGTGTTTAAACTTTACTTTTTGAATGTAGACTTCGGTCATTAAAGTTTTATAATTACGGTAAACTGTTATTCCGTTTGCTGTTTTATTATAAAAGTTAGCTGAGCCTGAAATATTATATAAGTTTGGAACTTCATATAAATCGTGGTCTTCTTTACTTTTTTGTATCTTAGTAGGATGTGCCACTAAAAAACAGTGAACTTTATTTAATTCACAAAAGCGTGTTATTTTATCTAACTGCTCTGAAATATATTTAGTTTCGTTATTAGTGTATTGATGGTCTAGTTTATTCCATGCATCAATAACAAAAGCATTAACTCCCTTTTTTCTAACTAACTGCCTAACAGCATCTAAAATTGTTTCAAGTTTAAAGTCACTTTCAGGATTGATAAAAAAGAAATTGTCTGCATGGTAACTAATCATTTTTTGTAAATCCAAAGGACTCAATCGGTTTATACCTTCAAATGGTTTACCTATTATTTTTTCAGCAAACTTACTAAAATGTAATTCCAAAGGGTGATTTTCAGGACTGTAAAGTGCTGTTTTCCAACCATGTGAAATATTTAAACGGCATAATAAAAAATCTAAAAACTCTGATTTACCGTGTCCTGGTATTCCTGTGATAGTTGTTAAATACCCCTCTTGGAATTTAAGGTGCATATCCATTTCTGCCATACCGATACCACAACCGCTAGGCAAACCATTATTGTAAAAATCTAAAATATCTCGCTCAATATCATTTGCAGTAAATACACCTGTTATAGGAAACTCCTTAGCTTCATTAATACAGTCAATAGTTATTTTCATTCCGTATTTAATCAAACAGTCGTTAGCATCTTTACAGTCTTTAAATAAAACCTTACTACAATTTTCAAAGCCTAAACGTCTACCGAGTTCGTTTTGTAAATTTAAACCCGCTGCATCGTTATCTAAAGCCAATATAAATTTAGTGCTATCTGCAAATGATTCAATACAATTATCTAAATACTCAAAATTGATTTTACCTAAACCAGCACCGTTTGGAACTGATATTACATTTTTAAAACCACATTCGTATAATGCAAGGCAATCCATTTCACCCTCTACAATTATTATAGTTTCATTGTCAATAGTTGCATCTAGGTTATAAAAGATTAATTCAGCATCTTTATAAAGTTTAAAGTCTTTATTTTTACCTCTACTTTTAACATTTATAAGTTCACCGTTACGAAAATAATTAAATTGAATAGTTGGTATTTCTTTTTTTGCTTTTGGCATCCATTCAATACCTTCGCTAACTTTTAACTCTAATAGTGTTTTTTCACTAATTAGACGCGTTCTAAAGAACTTTAAACAATTTTCTGTGTATTTACTTATCTTAACAGTTTTAGGCCTTTTAAAATCAATTTTAACATTTTTAGGCTCAAATTCTTTTTTTTCAATTAAAACAATTTGGCAATGGTTGCATCTGCCTGCTCCTTTGTTTAAGTTAAAGCTAAATATTTTTAACTTTCTATTTTCAGGTTTTCTACTTTCTGAACAAACTGGGCAAATCATTTGATTTTCTCCATTTTTATGCACATCAATAATGTACTCTTTTTTATCCGCTAGGTTAATTACTTTTAAATCTGCCATTTTAATAAACCATTTTTAAAGGAGTGTTTAAATCAATAATTTTATTTTCAGGTTTAAACCAAACTGCTTGAGCTTTTTGTTTCCAGTTTTTAACTTGATTACCTTTGCTATCTTTCCAATTTGCAATTGAATAATAATCATAAAACTTTTTAGCTGAGTTTTCAGAATAGCCATTTTGTAAAAAATAAATTTTAATATCATCTATATTTATTTCTTTTTCTTTATTTTTTATTTCTATTTTATTTTCTTTTTCTATTTGCTTTGCTATAGGCTTCTCGTTTTTTTCGTTAAGGCTTTCAATAGGCTTTGATGTAGGCTTACTATTAGGCTTACTATTAGGCTTACTTTTTTTACCTCCATTACTACCTCCACGTACTAATTTTAAACGGCTTTCGCAACTTGGAATAAATAAAATAGTATCTCTAAATTGTATCAAATTTAACATTCTTAATTTAGTTAAAATAGTATCTAAATCTTCAATTGATACACAAAATTTACGGCTCCAAACATCTTTTTTGATTTCAGTAGCATTATCATTAAGCATAGCTAAATCTATAAATTCACGATATAAACCGCGTTCACTTAAAGATAATTCAAAAACACTTTCTGAGTTTCCCCAATCTTTTGGGTACCATGTATAACCTAATTTTGCCATATTATTTAAAAGTAAAAACCCCAAAGAATTGGAGTAGGAGTTCCGCATCAATGAGGTTTTTAAGTAATGTGATTAATAGCTGCTCCTACACAACTTTACAAATATAAACAATTATATTATAATTTAAAAATTTTTATATTATATTTTTTCATTATTTATAAATTTTATTAATTCTTGTTTGTTTAATGTTTTTATAATCTCTCCATTTACATTTAAAAGATTAGCAGTTTTGTAAGGATAGTTTCCTTTGATTATAAGAATTTGAATTAAATAATCTTGAGTTTTTTTAGGTATTAAATTTCTTATTCTTTTTAATAAAAGGCCTTGTCCAACTTTTATAGATTCATTTACATGTTTACTTTCAATTATAGTTATAATTTTATTTTTATAATCATGTATAATTAAATCTATATTGTTAACTACTAAGTCTTTACGACAGTTCTCCGCTATAAATAAATTAAGCGGAGAACCATAATACTTAGAATTATATTCCATCTTTAACAAATGTGTCGTTTTCCATTTTGCCACTTCTGGAAGCTATAACATTATAAGCTGAATTTATACAATCCTCTATATTTATATTATTTAGAGCAGCTAGGTTTGTCAATACAACAACACAGTCTCCAATAGCATCAATAAATTCGTCCCTATTGTTTTTTAAAATTGCTCTAGAAAGTTCACCAGTTTCCTCGGTTAATTTTATAAATTGTGTTTTTACATCTCCATTTGTTAAGATACCTCTATTTTCAGCCCAATCTCTTATTGGATAAAATTCGTTAGTTAGCTTCATTTTTATTTAATTTTAAGATTGTTTAAATACCATTTAATTGTTGATTTTTTAAAATTAAGTTTTTCTAATTCACTAAGTATTTCAGTGTTAGATTTTTTTTCAATTAGCATTAGTTCAATTGTTTTTTTAATTGTTTGTTTGTTTTCCATTTTTTTGTTTATTTATTTGTTTATATTGATATTTTGCTTTTTATAAATTTTTCACTTTCATAATTTAATAGTGTAAAATCAGAAATTTTTAAACTACTCAAATTGCCTATGTAAGTTAACCTCGGTAAATCATGCAACGGATTATTTATATACTCAATTACATTATGTAAGTGATTTTTATAAACATGGCAATCTGTAATACTTAAATTTAAGTATTTTGGCTTTAAATTAACTTCTTTCGCTATAACAATTAACATTGTAGATAATAAGGCAAAATCGTATGGAACACCTATAAATAAATCTCCAGAGCGCATTGAAACATTTAAACTTATATTATCATTACAATCTACATAAAACTGCATAGAGTGATAGCACGGAGGTAATTTCATATATTCTAACTGTAACGGGTTCCATATTGTTATTAGATGTCTTCTGCTTGTTTTATTATTTTTTAAATTATAAATAAGCTCCATTAACTGGTCTCTTTCCCCGTTAAAGTTTCTTAATTGAGCCCCATAAGTTGGTCCTAAATCACCATTTTTATCAGCCCAGCTGTTCCAAATATTTACATTATTATCTTTTAAGTATTTAATGTTTGTATCACCATTTAAAAACCATATTAATTCATGCGCAAAATTTTTTAAAAACATTTTTTTACTTGTTAATAATGGAAACCCATCGTTTAAATCATGTTTTAAATTTAAAGCAAATGAACTATAAGCATCATTCCCAGTTCTATTTTTATTTAAAGTATTTTCTTTTATAACGCTTAGTAATAAATTTTTATAGCTATTTTCAAAATTACTCATTTTATTTATTTTTAAAATTGTTTAACGCCGCAATGTAAGCTACAGAGTCTAATAAAGTATCTTCTTTTAAATTAATAGCCATTCTACTCATTTTTAAAGCTATCATGCATTTATAAAAATCTTCTGTTGTTATAATTTTATTACATAATATAGACGCTATTTTAGCTGAATTTTCCATTGATTCATTAAAAGGTCCGTATTGCCTTTCTTTTTCTTCTGAACGCAAATTAACAATTTCGTTTGCTTTTTCTAATATATTCATTTTTTTATTTTTAAATTATTATTTCATGTGATTTATAAAATCTAGCTCTTAAAAAGTTTTTGCTATAGCAAGATGTAACCCAATATTTATTAGACAAAAAATTATAAAGTAATGTTGGGTTAAACCCTGTTTTTGATTTGTAAAATTTATACTCTTTTACAGCATTATGAAAATTTTTCATATAAAAAAAATAGCCTCTAATATTCATAGCCCTCTCACAGGCATTTGAATAGAAGAGGTTTATTTTAAATGTTTTCATAACGTGAGAGTATTTTAATTTTTTGTAAATGTATAAAATTATTTTATTATTGGTACTATTTCAAATGAAATAAATTCATTTTTTTTCTTAACTATTTGTTTTTCAACATGTAAGATTTCAAAATGTTTGTCGTTTATATTATATTTTTTTTGTAAAACATCTAAAAATGGTTTTAAAATATTATCTAAATCGCAATTTTTATTACTAAATCCAACAATAATATTTATTCTATAAGGTGGTTTTATTATTTGTAAATTTGGTAGTATTTTTAGCAAATCTTTTTCGTAAGTTAAATACTTTGCAGTTTTGTATCTTTTGCCTTTCCATGCTTCATTTACGCTTAAAGGTTTTATATTTAATTTCATTTTATAAAAATACCTCCAATAAATCCACCGAATAAACCAACAACTGCTAATTTTCTAGTACGTTTTAATTTTCTACTTAATTTAGCATTTGCCAAACTATCCTCGATATGCTTTAAACTTTGTATATTTGCTTTTTGCTGCATTGTATTAACTAATTCGCTGTAACTTATTAATTGAGTTTCTTGCCTTGTTATAATGCCGTTGTTAAAACTATCCAGGACCATACATTCGTGATTTAGTTCCTCTAAATAATAGATGCAAGTGTCAGGTGCTGTTTTGTAAATTGTATCGTATTTAGTTTTATACCTTGTAACTATTTTAGGCTTCAGCTTTATTAAAGAATCAATAATTAATGAATCCTTATTTATACTAACTTTTATACTATCAATTTTTTTGTCTAGTGTACCTGGTAATGGCTTCGGCTTTGGTTTATTTTTGCAAGTCATCAATAATGCCAAACATGCCATTGATATTATTGCAGTTGGTAATAGTAGCTTGTATGCTAAATCTTTTAGTATTTGTTTTTCGTCTTCGTTCATAGTTTCTCGATTTCGGTTTTAACTTTATTCCACCAATCCTCATTATATGATTCTACCATATTTATTCTAGACGTGTCTATTACTTCATTTATAAGTAAAATTACACAATATTTAGCAGCTTCTTCACTCATCCCACACTCGTCACAAAATAAATCAACTTTAAACGTGTCTTCAATTAATAAATATTTATCCACTAGTTCTTTTGCTTTTTCTTTTGGATTCATTTAAAATAATTTTTTAGTAAATTTAGTAAATTAATTTTCATTTTAACTGTATCGTATTTATTGGTTAAAGGATTGTGCTTAATAACTTCGCCATTTTGATTGATTAATCTTTTAACATTACATAACCGACAATTAACCGCCCTACCTTTATCACTTTTCAATTGATACTTTCGGGGGTTAATCTTAAACCAAATTAAGGGCTTTAATCGGTTGCATTTAAAACATCGTTTAATCATTCAAATAATTTAATAGTGATTTTTTACGCTCCTTTAAATTTTCTAACTTAGATTTATTTATCTCTAAAATATTTGATTGTTGCATGATTAGATTATCTAAATTATGTATTTCAAAATCTAACTCTTGTATTATTTCGGTGGGGTGTTTGTCTTTGTTTGTCATAAAATTCAAGTGTTTTTTTAAAGTGTGTCATAAATATATCCCTTTGCTCTTTATCTTTAATTAATATTTCAAATGCAGAGTTTAATATAAAAGCCTGCATTGATTTAAAATTAACTAATTGCTCTTCGGTTGGATTTTGTAAGGATTCAATATTACTTACCATAAATATAAGTAAATCTATATTACCCATTAATGCTGAAAAATTATCTCCATGAGTACTTTTACTTAATACAAATAATCCGTCACTTGCATCATTCATTTCATTATCAAATTTACTAACTGCATTAAATAAATCTAATCTATAATCTATATTTTCCATACCTAACGAATTTGTAAGTTCTTATTATAACTAATTGTCGCCCCTGTTACTACCTCACCACTTTTGATAGCATCTTTAATAGCTTTCTTGTCAGGTGACGTTACTGTCTTTGTAACTATAAAACAAGCGTCTAACTGGCTCTCGTTTGTTATTTCAACGCTTTCACTATTCCTAAATGATAGTTTGATTAATGGAGTTTCAATCTTTTCAACTTCGTACAAATTCATAGCATTTGAAATTGTATCTTTTAGCCTTTCTGCTAAGTTAGTACGAACTTTCTTAAGTTGCTGCAATCTTTTTAACTCAGCATCAATTTGTTCACAGTCGCTATCTAGTTGTTTTATAACGTATGAATAATCGACCGCTTTGCTTTGTAACTGCTCTTTATTGATAGTTAAAGCTGTTTCTAATTCGGGAGTAATCTCACCTTCGTTATTAATTACTTCTGAAATAATTAATTGGTATTCATTTTGGATTTGGTAAATTGATTGTTTCATGTTATTTATTTTCTAAATGGTGAATAATTGTTGTTAATTGTGAATTCATTTGACCGATTAAAAAACCTAAGTCACCAGCTAATTTCATAATATCAGTATTTTCTAAAATGAATTTAAAAGATGAATCGTTTTGTTCCTGGTACTTTTTTATTTTATTTATTAATTCGTTTTCCATTATTTCAAAGTTAATTTTAATTTATTTGCTAATTCAACAACCTCGTTAAAACGTTGCTCAATCGGTGTTAACGCTTTGTATTTAGTTTGTAAATCTGATAAAGAAGTTGCCGTTATAATTTTAGCCTTTGCACTTTCAACTTGTTCGTTTAAGTTTTGTTGCTTAATAACTGTACTTTGCGCATCATCATCATCAATCTCTAAAGATAATAAACTTGCTAATGTATAGCGTCTAAAATAAGTTATTGCACTGCCTAATTGTTGAGGGCTTAAATTAGTAGGCAAACTAATAACCGTTTCTATTTTTTCGCCAGTTTCAAAATCAATGATTGTAGTTCCGACACCTTCTAAACTAATAGGTTGTATTAATATCAAACCGCACTCAGTAAGTAATGGTTTTACTTCGCTTAATATTTGAGTTAAGCTAGCATAGGTATTTTTAAAGTGTGGATTTTTACTATCCTTTTTTATTATTCCGATTTTCTTTTGGAACTCTAATAATTTTGTATTGATGTTTGTTTTCATAGTTTATAAATAATTAATTGTTTTAGAGTGAATTTCTGCTAACTCGCTTTGTATATCGCAAATCAATCCGCTGATTGTATCTGCTTCGTAAATGTTAATCGAGTTCTCATGATACGTGTTATCAATATTCCATTTACTGCTCAATTCAATTTTGCAAGTGAATTTTATTTGAATGTAATTTGACTTCTCAATTAACGTAAATGTTAACTCTTTGTCAGGCTCAATACGACCATTTTCAATCTCATACATTTCATGTGTTGCATCTAATATGCCGCTGATATATTCCTTATTAATTTTCATAAAATAGTTCTTTAATACGGTTACTAACTTTTTGAAATGCATCGTAAAATTCGCCTGAACTTATTTTGATTGAATCATCTAAATAAATTTTTGAAGTTACGCTAATGGTTGGTAATAGTTCAAAGTCATAAACTACGACCGAACGCTGGTCAATTACTTTGTAGTAACATTGGTCTTTTTTGTAATATTTCATAATAAAAAAAGCTGCCAACTATGAGGGATAGAGGGCAGCCGTTTTATAAAGTTATGCTATTGATGTTTAAATCCCTCAATTTAAACTTAGCGTGGACAAATATAATAATTTATTTTTAAAACGGGCAAATTATTTTTTCTTTTTTTTCTTTAATTGTTTTCCAGTCTTTTTTTATCTTTTCAGCAACTGCAATTCTAACAAACTGATTAACATTTACACCGTAACTTTCTAAAATAGATAAACTATTCATTTGCACTTCTGAAAATCTAATTGTCTTACTTTTAGTTAGTTGTTTCATATTTGAATTACAATTATGGCTTGTAGCAAGTAGTTATAGGTAAGTTGGGTATCATTTAGAAACATTTTTTGTAATGTGTTACCAATTCTTTATGAGTTGATTCTTTCCAGCCTATCTCTTTTGTTTCATCGTATATAAAAATTCCAAAGCCATTATCATAATAGGCTATAAAAATTCTGTCACAACTTGTTTTTACAAAATAATCACCATCTAAAAAAGGCTCAATCTTACCAATATCAACCCAATTATCATTTAAGTTTTCTAATTCATCAACAAATTTCTTTGAAGCATTAAATTCGTCATCTGTCATATTTCCTGTATTCATATTTTTATATTGTGTATTAATTAAACATTCGTTACAACCTACCTATAACCGCACCTAATAAACAGCAAGCCGATTTATTAGCTGCAAAACGTTAGCAAACATTAAAACGATTTGCTAACAGGGGCTATAAGAAATAAACCCCCTGCCAACGCACCGCATTTACAGTTTAACGCTTCTTAGATAAGTGATAACATCACCATCTGAACACATTTTTACTGTTGGATAGTTAAATCCCTTACTTGCTTGTTTTCTGTAAATGTCAAACAGTGTTATTTGCTTTACTGCTTTTTGCTTTGTTTTTGCCATTGTATTTATATTTAGTTGTTTATAATTCCCACGCTCAAAAAGGGGTTTTACTATCTTATAGCCCCAAACCGTTAGGTGCAATGCCAGCGGACACCCTAAACCTTTGCCGACTTTTTAAGGAAATCAATTTCTTCTTTAATATCCATCATAGAATTATATTCTAATTCGACTTTTAAAGAGTTGATGATTTTACCTGCTGTATTGGCTAATTCCTTGCCAACATTTAAACCCATTTTACCAGCTTTCATTTTAGTGTAATTATCACTAAGGCTTGTTCTTAATTCTGTGATGTTTTGCATAATCTTTGTGTTTTAATTATTAATCTTTGTGTTTCTATTAATTCAGGATATTGTCTTATAAATTCCGCTTTTTCCCCAATTCTTTTTGATAAAGTATAAATAACATAGCAGTCTTTTAATTCTTCACGCATTTTTTTATCTGTGGCATTTTGCCATTGTCTTACTTTGTATTTTGGCTGTGGGTTATCTTTTTTATATTGAAGCCTGTGTTCCTTATTTTTACCATCCCAATTTTTTTTCCATTGTTTTACTTTATCCGCATTTTCTTTTTTATAGTTTTTTTTATAATCGGTAACATGTTCTTTGTTTTTTACATCCCATTCCATTTTTTTAATTGTGCTATAACCTTCATTTTTATCAAACCATTTTTTACAAATAGAGTATCTACATTCTCTACATTGGCTGTGATACCTTTGTTTTTTTGTTCCGTCTTTTCTTTTATGTCCGTAAACAATTGGAAAATCATTTATACTCTTTTCCTTATTACATTTAGAACAACACTTGAAATGCACTACACCTAACACGGTATTGGCAAAATTGCCGTTCTGTTTTTCAATTAAACTTTCGTCCATAATTTCAACTTTTGTTTTTCAATTTAGCTTTCGGTTCGGCAACTTCGCCAATACCCATACGTTAACTAAAACGGTAAATCATTTTCAATAATATTTACTTTTGGCTCCGTAGTCGTAGGCTTAACAAATGGCTCTTGAAATGATGCGCTAAAATACTTTGTGCCCTTTGCGGATTCTTTTACCCATAAAGATACATCCATTTCAACGTTATTTACCCTAACTTTGCCACGATAATCGGGTTGAGTTTCACTTGTTTTGTTATTTTTAAAAATTGCGCCCGAATTATTCTTCGTTTCGTAGTTGTTTTTGTTTTCCATGTTTTTTTGTTTTTTAGTTGTTAATATTAGCAACCAGGACAGGACTCGAACCTGTAACGTACATCTCAAATCTTTGATGCAAGTGGTGATTATACCTGCGTCTACCATTCCGCCACCTGACTATTTATTTTTAGTTGTTATTTTTTTTGTATCTATTTTTCGCACTTTGTAACTGCCTTGCCTGATCATCATTTAAACTTTTGTAAAATGCAGTACCATATAAACCAACTTTACTAATAGCATTTGTAATCGTGTAACCTTGATTAATATAGCTTAATACTTCGTTTAGTTGTTCCTGTACCCTATCAGTCTTTAATGCTTCATATTGAGCGTTTTTTGGTGGCTCTATACCTAACAGTTCGTGAGTGTTATAAATGAAGTCGGTAAATAATACTGATTCACTTCCTAACTTACCCTCAATTAATTGATTCTCTATTGATTGAATGATTCGCAATTTGTTTGATAAACATTCATTCTTGAAGTCTTTGTAGCTTTCTTTCATTTTCCAGTTTTGCTTTTAAATAATTAATATATAACTCATAGTTAAAATTATCCCACCATTCGGCTCGTATTATTGTTGCTGCTTCCATTCTTTGTACATTACGTTTATAATTGATATACATGCTATTAGTAGTATTAAAGGTATCATTTGTAATTTTTTATAAAGTTAATAATTAATTTATTTGAACTTGTTTTATTTTTCTTTGCTGCTTTTTTAAATTTATCCATTATTTTAGTTTTATCTAAATCGGATGGAAAACGGACTGATATGTGTGTCATAAATTTAGTTTTTGCACATTCTTTTTAATTCGTTTAAATCTTTAATTTTTGGGCTATCTGCATTTTTTGTTGCATCAATTAACTGCATGTCGCTAGTTGTTTTTGACCATTTTTTGTAAGTCACTTTATAATGTCCATGACCTGTAAATTGAAAGTTGAAATCTGATAATATGATTGAGTTTTTCATGTTTTAATTTTTTTTATTTATAAATACTTCTAAAATCATTTTGCAATATTTTTCATCTTTACATAAATCAGTTTGAGTAATTTCAGATAAATAATTTGCAATTTCATTAGATGTCATTTGTTCTATTTGGTTTTTTGTTTTATATTCCATAACCTGCAGGAGTTACATCCGTAATAACACAACTATAATTTGGCTTTAAATTCCAAACACGTTTCTCAGTTTCTTTTTTTGATTCATTTTTTAATTCATTTATTTTTTTATTAAATTCAATAGTAACTTTTTCTTTTTCCTCAGCAAAAAGTTTTTTTAATTCTAATTCTATTTTTTCATTTGTTGTCATGTTGTTTGTTTTTAAGTTATTAATATGATACAAATGTATATACAATTTCTTTAATAAAAAAATATATTTTTAAAATAAATGAATTATTCACATAACTGATTGATTTTCAATATATAAATCTTTAGGCATAAAAAAAGCCGAGACATGAAACTCGGCTAATTAATCAAACAAACAGTACAAATATACAACTATTTTTTAATATTTGAATAAGTAGTCATACCAAACAAAGCTGCCACAAAACCATAATCAATTATAAAAACTTCGCCTAATTGAGTAAAGTCGCCTAAGGATAGCCATTTTACATGCGCTGCTACTATACAAGCTATTATACTAAAAGCTGTTAATTTGCGACTAGAATAGCCTTTGTCACCCATTTTAAAACTATCTAATATATCCTTCATTAAAATTCTTTTAGTAACGTATATGTAAATTCTTTTAAACCACTTTCTTTGCATCTTTTAATTAAAAAATTAAAGTCGATGGGGTCATTCAATACTTGACACCCAGCACTCCATTTATCAATTATAGTTGATACTGCAGAAGGATTTGCACGATGTATATTAATGCCAAATAAACCTGTATCAGTAACCGCCGTTTCCTCTGCGAAAGTATTTTTATTTGCATCACGATATACAACAACTGGTTTTCTTTGGCACAATGCTAAATATTTGCCTTGATGTAAATCTAGTTTATACGTGTTTAAATATTGATTTGGTTTAAGTAATGCTGCTCCTTTTGGATTCAATAAATTTTTTAACCAATGCGTGCCGGGATTAGTTGTGCCTGAAAACCACACTAAATTATCTTTTTCAACTAAACCTATTAAGTCATCAAACTTGTCAGGGCTATTAGCATCTGAACGAATACCTACAATATGAAACGGTAACCATTTATAATTTAATTTCGCAAATTGAAATTTTAAGTCATCAATTTTGTAATTTTTCATATCAGTAAATAAATAGTTATGCCTTCTATTAGTCATTAAAATGTAGCTTCAATCTTAGTTTCATTTGGTAAAACAGCTGCCTGTTCTTTATAAACTATTTTATTTTTTTCTTTGCTTTTTTCGTCACAACAATCGGCTTTTATTTCTTCTATTTGATATTGCAAATGTTCAACTTCATAACGTTTCTCAGTATAAAGTTCTCTTATATCTGACTTAATTGCGAAGTACATCGACATCAAACCGCCAGCAAAAGTTAACAATTTAATTTTATTCTCTAATGTGCCTAGTTCCTTCATAGCTAGTTAAATTCTTTTGGTACATATAAAATTAATGGTAAATCTTTAACCCATAAAAAGTCTTTATTAACACAATTAACCATTTCTTCTACTGAGATAATCCAGTTATCGTTTAAATCTTGTATAGGGTTAAAATAGCTATCAGGAGCGAACTCTTGTAATAATAAACTATTTTTTTGTTCTACTGTCAATAGACCTACATATAAGTCGTATTGGTCTTTGGTTATATCTTTTAAAGTTATCATATTATATTCTACCTAAAGTTGTTTGAAAGTTATTTACAGCCGTTTTAAGAGCAGTTAACTCAGTTGTTGTTAAACCAACACCAGCCGAAAAAAAAGAATATCCAAAACCACTATAATAATCATTTGTTGTACCTCTACGACACCCTAAACCTATTGTTAAATTTGGTTGTGTTGATGTTACTGTTGTAGTGTTAGCTGTTATAGTTCCTGTTGGGTCAATTAAATTATGGCTTGTTGTAGAAAGTCTACTACCACACCAAAAACCCTTGTGAGTAGTTGAAGTTACTGTTTTTAATATA